ATATTCAGTGGTAGTTATGCAGATTTAACAGAGCAACCAACTATACCAAGCATTACAGGTCTATCGACAGTTGCATATGTAGATCAACAAATTGCAAACGTTGCTGGTGGTGGTGGAATTGACTTGTCTAGTTACACTACAGATACCGAATTAGCAACAGCAATTGCAGCAATCGTTATACCAGCAGATGTGAGTGACTTAACTGACACAACTAGTTTGTTAGGTGGCGGTGGTACAACCAATTATAATAACTTAACTAACAAGCCAACCATACCAAGTATTGTCGGATTATCAACGGAAACATTCGTTACTACTGCAATCGCAGCCGCAGGCATTGCAGCGATAAGTGCATTAAATGACTTAAATGATGTTGCAATAGATGGTACTGAAACCGTAACACATGCACTCATGTATAACTCATTAAGTTCAATGTGGGAGAATGTAGATTTATCGGTAAACTATGCAAGTAAAGATTATGTAACAGCACAGTTAGTAGGACTACAAACAGACGGCACTATTGATTTAGAAGGATATGCAAGCGAGTCTTGGGTAACACAAAAATTGGTAGAACGTGGTAATCACTTTAGTGGTAACTACAATGATCTCACTAACAATCCTACATTGTTTAGTGGTGATTATAATGATTTAGCAAATATACCAGTTGGAGGAGCAGTTCTATCATTTACATTATCAGGCAACACACTTGCATTAAGTAATGGTAACGATGTTGATTTATCTACTCTTGCATTAGATTATACTAACCTTACTAATGCACCTACTCAGTTTAGTGGTAACTACGCTGATCTAACCAACTTGCCTACATTGTTCAGTGGTAATTATATAGACTTGGCTAATAAGCCGTACATACCAAGTATTGCGGGATTAGCGACTGAAAGTTATGTTAACAATAAATGGGCAGAGCCTGATATTACTGGTGATAGAAACTTCACTCATAATGTTGAGTTTAGAGCAGACATTAAACAAATAGCAACGAGCGCAACGACAACTGCGAGTAAGCGCGATGTGGTATTTGCAATAGAAACAACTGATGCAGTGTCAACCGAAGTAGCATTCAGCGATAGTACTTATATTACATTATCTGACAATACTACTGCAAAGTTCACTGCTACATATGTTGCAACAAGCGGAACAGTACATGATAGTTTCACAGTTAGTGGAATTGTTCACAAGATGTCTGGAACGCTTGTTGCAATCGGAAATAATAATTATGAAGTAACGCAAGATAGTAATTCTGGATTCACTGGTGCAGTATCAGTAGATAGCGTTAACGATAGAATGACAGTTACAGTACAAGGCGCAGTCGCTACTACTGTAGACTGGGTTGTATTTGTTGAACTAACAGAAGTTACCCGTTAAATAAATGATAAATAAGTATAGTGCAACGAAAAGCACACAATTCAAATTTTTAAACTCATATTCGGTGAGTTTTTTGAAAAAACATATCTAAAATGATAAATACAATTAGTGCAAAAGCACACAATTAAAATTAAAAGGAGTCATAAAAATGGCAACACGTAACCCAGCAAACGAAATTGAATTTGGTAAGTTTAACTATGGTGCAACCATGACAAGTTATACAGTAACAGCAGCAGCAGATGTTTCAGCAGAAGTAAACCCAGGCGAAGAAATGGAAGCAATCTTAGAGAGTATCGCACAGCGTGGTACAATTATTGGTCTTTCTGCTCATTCTACAGGCGGAACAGTGTTCACAGTAGTAGTTGAAGGTTCTTCATGGGCTGATGCAGCAGCAGTACAGACAGCACTACAGGCATTGTCACTAACAATAGCAGCAGCAATGACAGTAGCATAAACGTATAACGAAAGTTATCGTAATTAAAAAACCGAGTGTGTTTTCCTGCACGCTTGGTTTTTTTACGGCTTGACTTTGTATAAATAATACTATATAATAGAGGAAGTAAAAATGTCAAATACAGATTTAAATGAAGATGGTAAAATAAGTACGCTAGAAGCATTCCCATATTGGTTTGATCGTTTAAGATTGTTCCCAAGAGCATTCATAAGTGTGTACATATATTTGTTATACGATGTAACCGAATGGTTTATGTTGTTAGAAGAGCCTAACATGGCACAAGCAGGATTAGTATCAGTTATCGTTGGTGCTGGTGCAGCATGGTTTGGTCTATATGTAAATAGTGTGAGTAGTGGCGGAAAAGATAGTGTTAGCCCTATTATGAGAATAAAACAAACAACTACTACGGGATCCAATATGTCTGGATTTAATAATAAAACAAGAACTGATACCACTATAGGTGATACCAAAACTAAACGGCCACGAAGATCAAGTAGATCTAGTAAAAGTTCAAGTAAGTTTGATATCAAATAATCATGGAAACTCTAGATACTAACGTTAAAATTCTTCAAAAGGATATAATTTCCTTTCAACAGATGCTGGAAAAGTACGACACAACTATTGCAAAGATTACCGACGTAATGAATAAATTTGATAAAATAATAGCAGTTCAAGAATCTAAACTAGAAACCCATGGGAAATCTATTGAAATAGTTCATAAACGTATCGATGATATGAAAGATGAACTACATGAAGAATTCAATGGCCACTATCATACCATACTAGATGAAATTAAAGAGTTACAGAAATTACAAAGAATTCATGCTTCTGAAATGTCTAAACGAGTAGATGCTTTAGAGAAATGGAGATATCTTGTAATGGGTGGTGCAGTAGCTTTAGGCTTTCTGCTCTCTAAGATACCCTTTGATTCAATGTTCTAATAACACTTAATATACTCTATACTCTGACTACATAGTAATAATACCACTTGTCAACCCCTATGTCAAGTAAAAAATTAAATTAAATTATCTCTTGACATGTCCTACTTTTTGCTATATAATCTAAGCTTAAATGGGAGAAGAGAATGCTTTGGGTTGATACGAAATACGCCAATTTGCTTTCATCAAAATTAGACCGATACAAAGTCAAGAGTCATAATCCATTCTTGGCTAATTTCCGTTGTCCGATGTGTGGGGATAGTTCTAAAAACAAAAGCAAAGCAAGAGGGTATTTCTATACATCTAAAACTGGTCTAGTCATGAAATGTCATAACTGTAGTGTGACCATTGGTTTTAGTAAGCTGATAGAAAAACTCGATACTACGCTATATCGGCAATACTCATTAGAAAAATTTGGCAATAAAAATATAGAAAAGAAATTGAAGAATAGTTTCGATTTCGCTCCCAAATTTGAACCTAAGTCTTTTACAGAACTACCATCATTTATTAAATGTGTTGCTGAATTGGACGAAAACCATCCCAGTGTAGTGTACTGTATGAGCCGAAAGATCCCAAAAAATAAGTTTAAGTATGTGTATCATATCGAAGACATCTCCCGAATAACAGAAGTACTAGAACAATACGAAGGTAGAATCAAAACTAATGAACAAAGATTAGTATTGCCGTTCTATAATAGAGAAGGTAAGTCTATTGGTTTTACTATGAGAGCAATGGATAATAATAAGTTACGTTATATGACTATTCGATTAGATGATAGTGAACCTATGCTATTTGGTCATGAACGTGTAGATTTTAAAAAACAAATTATATGTGTAGAAGGGCCGATTGATAGTTTATTTCTACCTAATTGTGTGGCCGTTAGTGGTAGTGATATGAAAAAAGCAACAAAGATTTTACCTGATAACACCATATATGTTTTTGATAATCAACCAAGAAATAATCAACTATGTAGGTTGATGGAACGTATGATAAAAAACGGCAAGACTTTGTGTATTTGGAAAAGTAGTATATACGGCAAAGATGTTAACGATATGGTTAAGATAGGATACGATGTTCAGAAGATTATATATAGTAACTCATACTCAGGCTTAAAAGCTCAAAATGCATTTAGCGAATGGAGAAAATGTTAAAAGATAAAATCTAATAAAAGAAACCCCGAAACAAAAGGTGAAATAGAATATGAATGCGTCTAATGAATTTAGTACTAAGTTAAAGTCCGTCACAAAACCCGTTGACGATGGACTAGAGACACCAGAAGAACTGATTGCTTATTGTGCTAGAGTATCTAATCCAACCAATCAGAACAATAAAGAGACGGGTGATAAATTATTAAAATATTGCATTCGTAATTCACATTGGTCCATCTTTGAAATGGTAGATGCTACTATTGAAATTGAATGTACTAGAGATATTGGCCGACAAATTCTGAGGCATCGTTCATTTAGTTTTCAGGAGTTTAGTCAACGCTATGCAGAAGCATTCGATTTCGTCCGAGGAGAAGCACGATTACAAGATACTAAAAACAGACAGAATAGTTTAGAGACGGTAGATAAAGAACTAAGAGATGTTTGGGAAAATATGCAAACAGACGTATTGATCTTAGCTAAGAAGCACTACAAACACGCCCTTAATATGGGTATTGCTAAAGAGGTTGCTAGAAAGATTCTGCCAGAAGGTCTTACCAAATCACGTATGTATATGAAAGGATCCTTGAGGTCTTGGATACATTATTGTAGTTTAAGGCGAGATAATGGCACACAAAAAGAACATCGTTTAATCGCAGATAGTTGTTGGGAAATCCTAAGTAAAGAATTCCCTTCGGTATTTTCAGTTGTAGAAGGTCAGGAAAAAAATAAATGAGTAATAGTAATCATCTGCCAACAGAGTATCAACAGTTTATTCATTTAAGTAGATATTCCCGCTATATCTGGGATGAAAATCGAAGAGAAACTTATCCAGAAACTGTTGCACGATACTTTGACTTTTTCGTAGAAGACCTCAAAGAAAAACATGATTACACAATTACTAAAGAAGAACGAGAAGAACTAGAAAATGCTGTTCTAAATCAAGAAGTAATGCCTTCTATGCGCTGTTTAATGTCTGCTGGACCAGCACTAAAGAAAGAAAATGTTGCTGGTTATAATTGTTCTTATCTAGCAATTGATCGTGTCCAAGCATTCGACGAACTTCTATACATTCTTATGAATGGTACTGGTGTGGGCTTCTCAGTAGAAAGACAACACGTTTCTAAGTTGCCTATTATTGCAGAAGATTTCTATGATACTGATATTGTAATTAATGTGTCTGATTCTAAAATTGGTTGGGCGAAATCATTAAAAGAACTTATGGCGCTATTGTATCAAGGCCAAGTCCCTAGCTGGGATGTATCTAAAGTTCGGGCTGCTGGTGAAGTGCTGAAGACCTTTGGTGGTAGAGCGTCTGGTCCAGAACCTTTAGTAGATCTGTTTCACTTCGTAGTTAATATTTTCAAGAACGCTCATGGTCGTAAATTGACTTCATTAGAATGTCATGATATTGTATGTAAGATTGCTGAAATTGTAGTGGTCGGTGGTGTACGTCGTTCAGCACTCATTTCATTATCTAATTTAAATGATGACCGTATGCGTGATGCTAAATCTGGTCAATGGTGGGAACACAATCCACAAAGAGCACTATCAAACAATTCAGCTTGTTATACAGAACGTCCAGACATTGGTATCTTTATGGATGAATGGAAGGCTCTGTATGATTCGAAGTCGGGTGAGCGTGGTCTATTCAATCGTGCATCTGCTAAGAAACAAGTTGAAAAAACAGGTCGCCGAAGTGTAGATCATGAGTTTGGAACCAACCCGTGTTCTGAGATTATTCTTCGTGATCGTGAATTCTGCAATCTAAGCGAAGTTGTTATTCGTGAGAGTGATAATCTAGAAGCATTAATACGGAAGGTTCGTCTTGCTACTATTCTAGGTACATATCAATCTACTCTTACTAATTTTCGTTATCTGTCTAAGAAATGGAGAGAGAATTGTGCGGAGGAACGTCTGTTAGGCGTATCATTGACTGGTATTATGGATAATGTATTAACGAATGGTAAATCTGATGAGGCTTGGCGTAATGATAGTTTGCGGGGATATGTCAAGACTAGAGAAGTTTTGGAGATTCTAAAAAATGTTGCTATTAAAACAAATAAAGAGTGGGCTGAAAAGATTGGGATCCCACAATCGGTTTCGGTTACTTGTGTCAAGCCTTCTGGCACTGTTAGTCAACTTGTTGATGCTGCCAGTGGCATTCATGCACGACATAATCCTTATTACATACGAACGGTTCGTGGAGATAAAAAAGACCCTCTTACGATGATGATGCGTGATATGGGTTTCCCTTGTGAAGATGATGTCACTAAACCAGACCACACTGCTATCTTTTCTTTCCCTATGAAGTCTCCAGAGAATGCTATTTTTCGTAGTGATATGACTGCAATTGAACAATTAGAATTATGGAAAGTTTATCAAGATCATTGGTGTGAGCACAAGCCTTCTGTTACAATTTCTGTGAAGGAAGACGAATGGTTGCGTGTAGGTTCTTGGTGTTATGATAATTTTGATTATATGTCGGGTGTTTCTTTTCTTCCTTTCAGCGATCATATATATAGACAAGCACCGTATCAAGACTGTAGTAAAGAAGACTATGATGCTATGTCTGATATGATGCCTACAGAAGTTTCATGGGATTTACTTAAAAACTATGAATTCTCTGATACTACAACGGCCAGTCAAGAATTAAATTGCACCGCTGGTGGATGTGAGATTTTATAAGGAGAAAGTTATATGACCGTAGAGACTATTGAATGTAGATTGTGTGATGTCGAGTTTGATATTATGCATACAGAAGAGGCAGAGATTGAATTCTGCCCCTTCTGTGGAGAAGATGTGACTAACAAAGAATCTGAAGATTGGCCAGACGAAGATATTGAATGGGAAAAAGAACAATAAATGTATACTAACCCTTGGATTTATCAGGGTGAAATATTTAATGAGAATTTGGTTGACAAACACCACGGAATGGTGTATTGTATAACTTGTCTTGATAGTGGTAGGAAGTACATAGGTCGTAAAACGTTTTGGTTTATGAGAAAGAAACCAGGAGCTAAACGACGATCTAGAATAGAGAGTGATTGGCGCAAGTACTATGGTTCAAGTGAAGTACTAAAAGCTTTAATCAAAGAGTTGGGCGTAGAGCATTTTAAAAGAGAAATACTATCTTTACATAAAACTAAAGGCGAGATGAATTATACTGAAGTTAAAATTCAATTCCAACGAAATGTTTTAGAGTCTTCTGATTATATAAATGATAATATAAATGGTAAGTATTTCAAATCGAGAGTGGAGAAGTGGCATGACCCCGATGGAAAAGATTTATAATAGTTCTTATAAAAACTTAGATAAAGCACCGTTAAATGATGTTATTAAGGCTAAGAAAGGACTCCATCTATATCGTAAGTTACAAGCAGAAGTTAAACATTTTGAACGATTGAGTCAGTGTAAATATTATGATAAGAAATCTATTCGTTCAGACGTACAAGAAGAATACTTTAAGAATGGTATTGTGATCTATAAAAACTTCGTCGGTTCCCAAGTCGATAGTAGACGGGTCGGTGAAGAATTCGAAGCATACCCTCTTGGTGTATCTAAAAACGATGACAATATTATAGCTAAGAATAGAAGTAAGGGCCGACTACTACATAAACTATCTGAATTAATCTTCCCTGTTATTTGGGATTTAATCGGTGGTAATGAAAAAGAAGTAGAGAAGAAATACCGAGACAACACTTTCGCTCAAAGAGTAAACAACAAACCCTTTGAAAAAGACCACCAGAAATTGATTCATCTAGATACTTATTTCTCCGCTATCAAGTATTGGTGGTTTCCTGCAAAAGTTACTAAAGAAGATGGCCCACTATGTTATGTCAAAAATAGTTGTTATGCAAACGAAGCACTACAGATGTGGTACTATAAACAAAGTGTAGATGTGTGTGAAAAAAATTATGAAGAATGGAGAGGCAAAGATCATTCAGAAGGTTCGTTTAGAGTAAGTGAAGAAGAATTAGCTGATATGGGGTATATGTTAGAACCCGTAGAAGTAGATGAAGACACCTTAGTAATTGCTAATGTAGCAGGATTTCATTGTCGAGGAGATGCATCAGTAGAAAATGTTAGAAATGCTATTCATGGAAGTATTAGATTAGACCTACCATTGGAGTGAAAGATGTTGAAATTATATTCGAATATCGTAGAAAATAAGTTGTTACATATGATTTACTATAAGGATGACCTAGCAGCTACGCGAGAAGACGTAGCACCAGAGGAACAGTTCATTCAAGTATCCGCACTAAAACTCGAAGCGGGTAAGACGTTTCGTCCTCACAAGCATATTTGGAAAGAAGCACCAGAGCCTGAAGTTATTGCACAAGAGTCTTGGTGTATACTAGAAGGTCGTGTTAAAGCACATTTTTACGATCTAGATGATAGTTTGCTAGGTGAATATGAGCTAGAGGTTGGTGATATTTCTTTGACATTCGAGGGCGGTCATACGTATACCATTCTTGAAGATGCTAAGGTATATGAATATAAGACAGGCCCATATCTAGGTGTAGAGATGGATAAGGTCTTCTTAGAGTAATGCATCACTATAATATAAGAGGTGGACTTGGTACTCAAGTTCTGCAATTTGTTAATGTTTATGCTGATTTATTGGATAAAGGTTTAACAGATGCAGAACTTGAGATTACCCTTAATTTCGGTAATTATGATGATTGGTTTTATACAAATCCTGGTAATCATACAGTAGATTTAGACTTCGTGTCTTCGTTGTTTGATTACAAGACTTTCCCTACAATCAAAAATAGAATAGGAACACATAAATTTAATTGTTTTAATATGAAATCGGCTGTGAATATGGTTAAGTACAGAGAAACAATTGTAGATCTATTGAAACTCAGATCTCAATCTTTTGTACCGTTTAGTAAAGAATATGTATTACATACAAGGACTAAAGATAGGCAACTCATTTCTAGAAAAGAATATATAGAATATATAGGTAATTTTGACTCATCACAATGTGGTTACATTATAGGTGATGACAATTCATTTTGTAAATCTTTGGTTAGTACAAATACTAACTGGAAATTGAGTGATAATGAAACATCGGTAAACGATTGGTTGGCACTTGCTACTGGAAAAAACAAAGTAGTATCATCGTTTACAACATATACCTTATCAGCCGCTTATTTCAATCCTAACTCAAAGTTCTATATTCTAAAATATGATCCCAATAGTATGGTCAGTAAAAGTGATTGGGATACAGTAGAATATTTTGTACAAGAGTTTAATAATCTGGAGTATGCATATCTTGAAAATAATACTACATACTAATAATCAAAAGACAAGAGACATCCTTAGATCTTACGGACACGAATTAGTAAATAATGATTATTCTCGTCCTGATTATATAATTTGTTATAGAACATATAACATTTTATCTAGAGAAGAAATTGATAGTGTTAACGTAGGAGCAATAAATTTCCATACTGGACCTCCAGAGTATCCAGGGCGGGGAAGTGTGAACCTCGCTCTACATCATAATAAAACAAACTTCGGTGTTACAGCACATCTAATGACGACTGAAATAGATAATGGACGCATATTAGACGTTAGATTTTTTGATATAGATAGTAGTGATAATGTTGATACTTTATGGGTGAAAACTGAAGAGAATCTACTAAAGTTGTTTTCCGATTTCTGTATGGGATTGGATGAAACAGAATATATCACTATGAAACTAGATCAAAATGAGAACTACATATGGAATGGGAAAGCTAATAAAATGAGACAAATTGATGATTTACAAGTAATACCATTAGACTGTTCTGAGGAGCATCTAAAGAATATTATTCGATCTACTTATACACCAGAATTTAG